ATGGGACGTTGCGAACTTGCCAGCACACTGTGACACCATATGTTGTGGTATGCAGCCTAGTCATACACTAGATAAGCTATGCGATCGCTGCATACCGTCAGTTAGCTATCACGTATGCAATGAATGACATGGCTTTCTAAGGTCACTGTAGGCACTCTACAGCGGTCATATCCTGGCAAGCATCTAGGTGCCACACGGCAGAGCATGGCTTGCAGCACCCTTGCAGCACCACACAGTGTCATACACCAATAGCGTAATGATACACTAGAGCAACGCTATGTTGCATTGCGGTATGCTGCGGTATGCTGCGCTGCAACGTGTGCCATGTCGTGACACTGTGTATGAGTCCATGCGCCACCACACACATGCATCATGTGTCACCCTGCTACGATGCGATACTGTGACGTGTGACATCACAAGGCCCCCCTAGTCCCCACTCCATTTCCCAAACCGGGTATTATGTAGTGGGCCGCACACGTACGGGGCACCTCAGTGGGCACGCCGTAGCAAACCGCCACAGTCTGCGTGTGCCGTATATATAACCGGGCGACCGACTTATCTTGTGGTAGATGTGGCAGTAATCCTTGCAATTTGGTGCTGTGAGGTCGATGGTCCACACTCTGCTCTTTCTAAACTCGTGGTGGAGATGTCCTGATGGCGACTTATGGCTTCAGCCCTGTTGGCTCTGTGCCCTTCACTGGTTATACCAACACGCTAGGTGTTGGGCCTGCGAATACCGATGTCACGAATGGATCGGTCTACTTCAACGGTTTCACACAAGGTGATGACCGCATCGCCAAGATGCTGCGTAATGGCGGTAAGGGCTTGGTGCTGCGTGAGGTTATGTCAATACTCCTGACCTCTGGCACTGGTGTGCCTGTGGTCAAGACCAAGAAGCAAGTGCAGGGTGTGACAGGAGGCTTCGGTGGTGTTGCTCCTATCGAGACAGTGACGCTAATCAACCGCAACTCGACTGCATCTGATGTGATCGCTATCACCTCTCTGCTGTACCGCAACCCGTTCCCTACCAACTATGCTGCGGATGTCAGCGGTAACGGTGGTGGTGGCAAGCAACAAGTTGGTGGTGGAGCGTTCTGATGGCGCGTGGTGATTATAAGCCAGAGATCAGGTCTGCGCTTGGCACTGGTAAACCTGGGCGTGTGAATGTTAGTCCACCACGTGACTCACTGAAGGATAAAGAGTCGCGTCCCACAACTGCAAAGACTAGTGACGCAACGCTTCACCGACGTGACGCAGTGCCACAAGCTCTACCTGAGGCGATGCAGCGTCCTGAGCGAGACGTGAGGCAACTGCCTCCACCATCGCACAGTGGTGGTGGCACAGACGTGCATCATGTTGCTGCGGCAACCAGCATCGCACACGCAATACTTGGTCATAGCAGAGGAGGCATGTGATGCCTAGCGTCCAGGATGCTACGCAGTCCACGTCTACTGATTATGATCCTAACCAGGACTTCCGCTCTGGCAACAGCCTGATCCACGGCTACCTGATGAGTAAGGGTCTGGCACCGACCAGTGAGAACGTGCGTCGTGCGCTAGAAGCGAATGCACGTGAGCCTGGCATGATCCATAATGATGAGGCTAGACTGTATAACGGTCCTGCACCTGTGCCTGATGCAGTGATGCGACGTGCAGTTGGTCAAGGTCCGCCTGTTCCACCGATACCGCCAACAGGATCGCAACCACTGAACATTAGGCAACCCGATACATCTGCACCGCCTGATACACGTCCTGTCATACCACGTCCTAATGGTCCTGGTCCACTACCGCCTGATGAAGCTGCTGGTCAGCCACCACTAACTACACCGCCTGTTGGTGGTCCTGGCCCGCCTATGAACCCACCGATACAGGGCAACATCGTACCACCTGCGAACTTGGGCCAACTGTTGCTTAGTGGTGCACCGTTGCTCGGTGGTGGTGGTGCTGCACTCGGTAAGTTGCTCGGTGGACCGACGACTCCGCTTGGTATTGCTGGTCCTGCACCCGTTCCTGCACTTGGTGCACCGCCTACACCGCTAGCATTGGCTCCTCCTGCTGGTGGCGCAACACCACTTGGTATCGCTGGGCCTGCTGCACCGTTGGCTATCACACATGATCCTGGCTTCAACGCAACGCCTCGACTGGCTGCACCCGATCCTATGGCTAATATTAACGAGTCAATCACCAAGTCTGTGCCTGGTGACGTTGTAGAGGCGCCTAAGGCTCCAGCCGCTAAAGAAGAAGCTGCACCTAAGCGTGCCAGGAAGCCAAGTGCGCGACGCCTACCAAAGAAAGGTGTATAGTGCCACTACCACGCCGCGACACACCGCTGCAACTCGCTGATGGACGTGTTGTGCGACCTGACGGTTCTGTAGAGGACCCGAACGCACAGCGTCCACAGATGGTAGAAGTGCCGACGCATGCTGAGGCACAGCGCATTGTCACTGCCACACGACGCAAGCTCAGTGAGTTGCCTGAGGTTCCTCGCACAATGAATGCCGTGGGCATTGTGCTCAGTTACACACTCTACGGACTAGACGATGAGGAGATTAGTATTGCGACTGGCTTGAGTGTCGAGCAGATCGGTCGCATCAAGGTCGACGATCCCTACACGCAGATGCACACTGCGATAGTACGCACCATCCTCGACAGTGAAACGGAGGTTGTCCGTGACCTGTTCACCAAGCAAGCACGCAACGCTGCCAAGGTTGTCGTCTCAGCAATGGAGGAAGGAACGAGAGCCGACCGAATGGCCGCTGCCAAGGACATTCTTGATCGCAGTGGTCATCGGCCTAGCGATGTGGTGGAGCATCGTCACCGTATGGATGGCGGTCTGGTCATAGAGATAGTGAAGCGTGAGGGTGCAACGCTACCGACGATAGAGATGGATAAGGAGTGAACTATGGCGTTCGTTGCAGGTCGCAGCCTGGTGTTGGGTGCAGCTACGGCTGTGCCTCTGCCAGTGATGACAGATGTGAGTGGGAACAGTCCTACGACTACAATCTACTCGCACATGCGTGTGCCTGGTGGCACTACCTACACGTTCGACACTGGCGCAGTGCATGTGGTCCCAGCAACCACTGATACTGTGATCGCCATCCCGGTCACAGCGTCAACTGTCACAGCCACAGCAGCATCCACAGCGCAGCTCGGCCAGATGCAGTGAGCAAACGCTACCGCATCGTTGAAGGTGGAATGCACGACAGGTTCCACCAGTCGAAGAAGAAGGTACAGTTCATCGGCGGTGGATTTGGTAATGGCAAGACTGCCGCCGTATGCATCAAGGCACTCAAGTTGTGCAAGGACTATCCAGGATGCAACGGGTTGATCGCACGCAGCACGTATCCGAAGCTGAACGACACGATACGCAGAGAGTTCTTGCAGTGGTGTCCGACACACTGGGTCAAGCGTATGCCAAGCAGGGACGAGAACACTCTGCTCCTGAAGAATGGTTCGACAGTGAACTTCAGATACGTTGCACAGCAAGGCAAGCAGACGGAGGACTCGAAGTCGAACTTGTTGTCCGCTACCTACGACTGGATTGTGGTGGATCAGTTAGAGGACCCTGAGTTCTCACACAAGGACTTCATGGACCTGATGGGTCGGTTGCGCGGTAATACAGAATATGCAGGCACGGACACGACGATGCCGCGTGTTGGACCGCGCTGGTTTATGGCAACGCTGAACCCAACTCGTAACTGGTGCTATAGGGAGATCGTCAAACCGCTGCACGATTACACACAGCGGGGCATCATCACCGACAAACTGTTGTGCGAAGTCAACGATGCTGGCGAACCAGTGTATGTTGGTGAGAAACCTGTGCCGCTTATCGAGTTGTTTGAGGGCAGCACCTACGAGAATGTCGAGAACGTTGGCGAGGATTATATCCGAGGCATGCTGGCTACCTACACTGGTAGTATGCGTGAGCGGTTCGTCTATGGACGGTGGGGTGCACTCAGCGGGCTGATATATCCGCAGTTCGATGAGACAGTGCACATGCTCAAGCATGAGGACGCCAAGACCTACCTACAGCAGATGCGGATGACCGGGTTCCAGCCTACGTTCATCGAAGGATACGACCACGGCCTGTCTAGGCATAGCTGCTACGGACTGTTCTTCGTTGATGATGATGCGAATGTGATCCTGCTGGATGGGTTCCGCATCGCTGAGTTGACTGTGGCTGCGGCTGCAAAGCAGATCGCTGCAATACGCGCATCGTATGGCATCGAGCCTGAGGAGTTGAGTCAGGTGTATGCTGATCCTGATGTGTTCAGGAGGAAGGGTGGACACGCACGCACTGTAGGACAGACGGTTGCAGAGTTGTTTGCTGAAGAAGGCATACACATGCAGCGTGGCAACAATGACATCAACAGCGGCATCAGCAAGAACTGGCAATACCTAACACCACTGCCGCTGCATGAGAACCCTATCACTGGCGTGTATATGTCACCACACTTCTACGTCACTGACTTGTGCAACTGGTTCGTTGACGAGATCACTGAGTACTACTTCCAGCGTGATGGCAGTGACGAGATCACTGACAAGCCTGTGGACCGCAACGATCATGCGATGGACATGTGGAAGTATGCAATGAGCAGCCGACCGAAGCTGGCTCGCTACACTGGCAAGCCAGATGCACCACCTGCATGGTTGGCGTGGCATGAGATCGAGAGACAGAATGCGCGCACTCCACTAGCGAGGCATAAGTAATGCCATACGATTATGAGTATGACGACAAAGGGCTAGCAGAAGAACTTGCTAGGAAGGAAGAATATAGTCGAACTATGCAAGAGGCAGTGAACCGAATGAAGCGTCAGTCAGGGACTTATCCTCTGATTGCGCCTGATGGTTCTCAACTCAACCTATCCTGGCAGTACTTGAAGCAGCTAGAAGAAGCAGCGAACGGACCTCCTCCTGTGCAGATGAATGAGGGTGAAGTGCGGCCAAAGTCACCATCGTGGCAAGATGGACAAGCAGAGAACTTTGGGAAGCTAATTCCACCAACTGGTTCTGGCCTTGCGCTGCCTAACATTCCCGAACCTGTAATTCGTGGTCCCTCAGAACCGTCTAGGTACTTCGAGAAGAATAAGAAGCGGCACTCAGAGAACATGATACTGCCTCACAATTTAGGACTGTGGCGGGACTTTGTTGGAGAGGACATCTAATGAGCACAGTTCTCATCATCATCCTAGTGCTGGTGCTGTTCGGTGGACTAGGTGGTGGATACTACGGATACCGTGGTGGACACTACGGCGTTGGTGGATTTGGTGCAGTAGGTCTGCTCGTGGTGCTTGTGCTCTTGTTCCTTGTGTTCGGTGGTAACTTCCGATGAGTGGAGCACAGAACGACGATGTTGGCGTTGACCTAGACGCTGCAACTAATCCGCTAGAGGAGGCACTAGACGAAGCAGGCGTTGGTCTGCCTGCTGAACCTGAGCCACCACCAGTCTATCGAGTGATGCCTGACAGTCGCATCCCAGTGTCTAGCAAACGTGGCGGTATTTGGCGCTCACGTAAGGACACAGCGCAGAAGTCGATGAAGGACTTGATCGATGCGTGGGACGAAGCGATCAGATACTATAATCACGACCAGTCTGACCACCGCGATAGTGGTGATCCTGGTGTGGCTGGTAATCGACATGTTGCTAGGCGGCTGAATGAGCGGTTCAGCAGCACTGAGAACATCGTGTTTGCTAACGTCAACGCGCAGATACCTGAGTTGTATGCTAAGAACCCCATCGTCTCAGTGACGAATGATCTAGGCGGTGCTCCAGCAGACGGTGAAATCGGTGATGCATTCGCTAGAGTGCTGCAAAAGCTGATCGATAAGCTGTTTACGATGCGCCACGCACCTGGCATCAACATCAAGCCCAAGGCTAAGAAGAATGTAGTCATTGCACTACTTACAAACTGTGCTTGGTTCGAGATCGGCTACACGAACAAGGACAAAAGTAGTGAACAAGCCATTGCTGACCTGCAAATGCTCAGTGATGAACTTGCAAAGGCCAAGGATGACAAGGAAATCAGAGCAATCGAGGGCAAACTCACTGCACTAGAGGAGAAAGTCGAGTTCTTGCAGCCTAGTGGTCCATTTCTTCGCATCCGCATGCCACATCAGGTGCTCATTGACCCAAATCGCAACGATCCCTGGTTGAACGATGCAAATTGGGCAATGGTTGAGGATATGTTGCCAACTGCTTACCTGAATGCAGTATTTGGTCAACCAAATCCTGATAAACCAGACGATGAGGAGATTAGGTCAGTATTCGAGCCTACACACGTGCTGAATGGTGGTGGTGGAGGGTCAGCAGGCGATGATGACTTCACTTTGTTCAGCAAGAACGAGAACAGCTACAGTGCATACGGGTTCGATCACAAGGATCAGTTCGACAAGGCATGTATGACACGTGTGTGGTATGTGTGGGACAAGGTGACTCGTCGCCTAGAGATGTATGCAGACAACGACTGGAAGTGGCCGATATGGGTATGGGACGATCCCTACCAGTTGCAGGGCTTCTTTCCTCTCACACCACTGTGGTTCCATGAGAACCCGATAGCGCCATACGGCAAAGGTGAAGTCAGCTACTATCTCGACCAGCAGGATCAGGTCAACGAGATCAATGATGAGAAGCGCCGTGCACTACTGTGGGCACGACGCAACATCTTCTACAACCCTGAGACTGGCATCACTCAGGAGATCGCTGACAGGATACTGAAGGGACCGGATGGTACTGCCACACCGATCAAGTTGCCTGAGGGCATGAAGGGCACTGATGCCATCTTCAGCATTCCACCGCCGAGCACTGCATTCCATCAGTTGTTCGATAAGGAGGACCTGTACAAGTCTGTGGACCGTATCGCTGCAACCAACGAAGTGGAGCGCGGTGGACAGTTCAAGACTAACACGACCAACCGTGCAATCGACTACTATAGTACGATGGGCAACATGCGCATGGACATGCGCCTGGATGCTATCGAGGACGCACTTGGTGACATAGGATGGAAGCTCGCACAACTGTGCATGCGGTTCATGGACGCTGAGATGGTGATGCAACTCACTGGACTCGACGCATCACCGTTCTGGCAACCACTGAACAATCTCACTGACTTCGCCAAGATGAGTGTGACAGTGGTTGGTGGCAGCACACAGAAGCTGACTACACAGCAGAAGAAACAGGAGGCTGTGCAGGTCGGTCAGGTGATGGCGCAGTATGTGAAGGCAGCACCAGCTAGTGCGCTGAAGGTGTCGCTGGACATGCTCAGCAAGGCGTTCGATGACTTCGTGATAAGTAAGGAAGATTGGGAGAGCATCGAGCAAGAAGTTGCTATGATGGCACAGTCACAGATGGGTGGTGCACCAGGCCAACAACCGATGCCGGGTGCTGCCCCACCACAAGGCGCTCCGCCGCCGCATGCCGTCGGTGCTGGTGCACCGCCACCAGGTGATACAGCAGGTGGTGGTACCATGCAAGTAGCAGCAGCAGTTGTGCAAGCCCTATCACAGTTGCCGCCACAGTTGCTGCAAGCGATTGGTGGTGCACTGGCACAGGGCGTGCCACCGAAGGACATCTTCCAGCAAATGCTCGCTAGCCAAGCGGGTGCAGCAGAACAAGGAACAGCAGCATGAGCGGCACAACCGAGGACAACATCCTCAGCAACATCCCTGACATCCACGACACAGGAGACAGCGACAGTGGCAGTGTTGAAGATAGCGGCGCAGCGCAAACGAGCGCGCAACCGACGCAAGGTGGAGGTGATGCCACCACAAGTGCGCAGCCTACTCAACAAGGTGGCGCTGGCAGCACAGGTCAACAGCCTCAGCAACCAGTTAAGCGCAGACACGATGGACTCGTCGAAGTCCCCAACGAGGACAATCCTAATACCCGTGATCTAGTTGATCCGATCACAGGGCGTCGTGTCGCTAAGGGCGGCATCGAACGCAAGGTGTATGAGGACGGTCAACGCGCAACACGTGAGAACAACCAACTCAAGCAGCAGTTGCAGAATGCAACGAGGCAGTTGTCTCAGGTCAATGAGGTAACGCAAGAGGCTGTGCGCCTCAATGTGGCACCACAGGATCAGGTAGCAGCGATCCGTGTCATGTCGGACTTCCTACGCGATCCGGTCAAGACGCTAGAGTACTTGGTCGCTGAAGTGAAAGCGAAGGGCTACCAGATACCGTTTCTGGAGCAGGGCGTGACACCGGGCATGGACATGACTGCCATTGCTCGCATGATCGATAACAAGATGATGCCGCTAACACAGCAGCAACAGCAAGCTCGTCAGCAGCAGGAGATGCGGCAGCAGGCCGAGCAGGAGTTGACTGCGTTCCTGAATGATAACGAGGAAGCCAATGCAAACCTTGACGTGCTTGGCGAAATGTTGCAGGCTCAGCCTGGACTACCGCTCCAATCCGCCTACACGAAGCTCATACGCTGGTCGCATGAGAATGGCCTCGATTGGACGCAACCGCTGAAGCCGCAAATTGCGGCACGGCGGCAGCAAGCTACCCAACCTACCCAGCCCCAGCAGTCTACCCAGCAACCCGCTCCGCAACGTCCACTACCAGGTGGTCGTAGTGTGAGCCCGAACAGTGCAGCGCCAGTAGGTAACGGTGCTGTACAGCAGTATCACGAGAACTCATCCTGGGCCGACATCATCAGACAGTCGATGCAGGATCATGGGGTCAACCTTAGTTGAGAGGGTAGGAGATGCCTGTAGGATCAGTTGTTCCCGCTGTTGCAGATGTTCTGCACAGCACACTCACGAAGTCAAGGCGTAAGCTCGTGATGGCTAGCATCAAGAGTAATGCGCTGATGGCGTGGGTGTTCGCGAATGACCGTGTGGAGTATGAGGATGGTGGATACAACATCACCAACCCGATCACGGTAGGACGCAACCCCAACATCACTTCGTATTCGTATTACACTCCTCTGCCTGTGAACCAGACAGATGAGTTCGACACGGTGGAGTATGGATACTCACGTGTCGCAGGCACAGTCATCATCAGCGATCAGGAGCAGGACGAGAACAGCGGTGCTGCTGCGATCTTCAAGCTGATGAAGGAGAAGATGAATGTCCTTGAGGAGTCCATCAAGGACAAGTTCTCACAGTACTTGTATGCAGTGGGCGGCGGCACTGACCCTCTTGGCCTGGGCAGTCTCATTCCTACTAATCCTCTTAGCGGAACGCTTGGTGGGATCAACCGTGCGACGCAACCACAGTGGCGCACGAGTGCGTACAACTTCGCAGGCGGGGTTGACAGCACGAACATTGAGGAAGTGTTCGACGATATCCTCATGGACCTCACGCTCAAGGGTGACAAACCGAGTGTGATCCTGTGCGGACGCAACATCTACAGGATGTATCGCCAAGCGGTGCGTGACAAGCTCACCATCCCGCTCAGTGAGGGCAAGGCTGGCAAGCGCATGTTCGACCTCGGGTTCGAGGGTGTACTGCACAACAACATCCCCATGATGTATGACGAGGACTGCCCGGTCAACTACGCCTACTTCATCAATGACACGTATCTGCGGCTGCACATGCTGCGTGGTGTGAACATGAAGGTGAAGGAGTTGGTTGCGCCGTGGAACGTGGACGCCGTTGGTTCGCGCGTTGTGTGGCAGGGGCAGTGGTGCTTGTGGCGCGCATTCCGTACGCACGCAGTGCTGACGAACTAGGAGATCACAGATGGCACGCGACAGAGCACAACAACAGAAGCAGTTCCCTGAGGGACAGCCCAAGCCTGCTGAGGAACAGGCTGAGGGCACGCACGTCGAAGATGGTGCATGGCACGAAGCGCCGGATCAACAGAGCACATTCAAGGATGTTGGTGAGGAGGAGACGCAGCCAGGACAGAAGGAAGTTGTCGCTGGCACAGTTGAGCACGAACAACTCCTGAAGTCGTTCCACAATGCTACGTCGTATGCACCGAATGTGAACGTGGTTGTGCCAGAGCCAGAGCCAGAGGAACCGCCACCGGAGCCACCACCGATCAACGAGACTGATCCACCTCCTGAGGACCAGACTACACAGTGGGGCGAGGAGGAACAGCGGTAATGGCAACAAGCTCCACTGACTTCAAGCCATCGTTCCAAGTCGAGCACCTGAAGGGTGAGTTTACTCGCATGGTCATGCACATCGAGGAGGATGTGCGTAACGTTGGTCCACTAGGCAACAAGCAGATCGTTACTCGCAAGCTGGTGCCGAAACAAGAAGTGTTCACCGATGCCTACATGGTATACTTTCCACAGGGCCACAGCCTGTTCATTGCTGGTGATGATGAGGAGCAGCTTCGTAGGATCGGTGTGCTAGAGCCGCCACGGATCGTGGACATGAACTCTGGTGAGGAAGTGCCGATGGAGGCGCAACTATCACCGAAGCAGATTGTGGAACGCAAGCAACACAACCGGCCACGTGCAAGGAGCGTAGGCGGGTTGACTGAACTGATGGAGGGTAGCGTAGATGCCTAACCTGATGGCGAATGCCAGCAACTTCCCACGTAGGATCAACAACTACGTGCCTGCTATGGCATACAGCGCCGATGTGAACTACAACGGTGAGACACGTGTGAACTTCGGTGCACCAGCGGCTGCGAATGCAACGCTCATCGGCAACGCAATCAACATCACCACTGCGGGACAGAGTGACCTCAGTGCTGTGACGCAGCTTGCTGAAGCGTATGGTCGCAACGTCACTGTTGTGGCGAGTGCTGCATCGGTGGTGGTGGTGACGCTGAACGGTTGGGACTATCTCGGTCAGCCGCTCGCTGAGAGCTTCACGCTCACTGGTGCTACGCCTGTGGTCGGCAACAAAGCGTTCAAGGCGTTCAACAACGTGGCATTCCCAACTGGTTCGCCTGTGACGATCAACATCGGCACTGGTGTCAAGCTCGGGCTGCCATACAAGGCGATCCGTGTCGTGTATGAGATCGCTAACGGTGCACTCGTTGCAGCGGGCACGTTACAGGCACCGAGTCTGGTTGATCCTGCAACGGCTACGTCCACTGATCCACGTGGCCTCTACACCACGACCACTACGATGAATGGTGCCAACATCATCACCGCAGCATTCAACATGCTGAATGATGTGAACACTGCCAACCACGGTGGCCTGCACGGTATCCAACACGCAGCCGCCTAGCTAGGAGCACACAATGCCTGCGAAGGTTGGTGATATTGTAAACTCAGTCATCAACCTTCTCTCTCAGGTTCCTGGCTACGCTACCCAGATTTACGCATCAGGACGCATTCTGCAACATGTGCAGGATGCGTTGCTGCTTGAGATCGAGGAGATGTGGTGGCCAGACTACATGATATTCGTTGGGCCATACGGTATCGATGAGAATGGCCTGCTGAAGTCTGACATTACTGGTCCACTAGGCCCGATCACAGAGTGGCGTGACATTGCTCGTGTGTTCCCTACAGGCAGTAACAAGCCACTGCGTGAACTGCCTATGAGCATCAACCCGTCTACGCTCACTGGCGGACCACCACGTTACATCTCACCAAGCTACACCGCAGTCAACAGACCGTTCAGTGTGTGGCCGCACGACGGCGCAGGTGAAGTGTGGGTGTGGGCACGACAGCGCCCTAAGCTACCGCTGTCTCCTAATGACTTGGTGTATATCGACCATCTGCTGCTGCAATACGATGCATGCTGGATGTATGCAGTGGATGACGGCACGATCCCTGCACAGGTGAACAAGTTCCAGGTGCTGGCACAGAACCGTAGGCGCATGATTAAGGCATCGTTCGGTCAGCATCCTATTGAGCTTGATCCACGGTTCCCTGACGAGAGCATCTTCGCAACTGGCGACAATAGCTACTTCGTACTGGATCAGGACCCACTGGCATGAGTGGCAGCATGACAGCCTTCTTCAGAGGCGAGAACCCTCTGCGTGCTGACAAGCTGAACAAGGCATTCGGTGAACGTGTGTTGCGCACTGGCGACACAATGACTGGGCCTCTGATCCTGGCACGTGATCCACAGGTGTTGATGGAGGCTGCTACCAAGCAGTATGTGGACACACAGGTAGCGGGTGGAGTTGGTGGTGGTGGAGGAGGTAGCGGCTCATACCTGCCGTTGGCAGGAGGCACACTTACAGGTCCACTGTTCGTAAACGCTCCGTCTAACCCATCCGTTTACATCACTGCAACGGAAGCTGGAGCAGGAGGCAATCGTGCTGTATGGCCTGCACTCAGGTTC